TCAAATTAAATCGGATTTCCATTCATCGTATCTTTTACGTATCCTTTGTAGTACTAAGGCAGTCCAACTTATGCCATGTGAGAATGTCATACTGAAAGTAGCCTCTACTGTATCGCCCCGTATACTGAATGCGTTGATTTTATATTTAGAGGAAAAAATCTCTTTTTTTATCGTCCCTGATATATCTTCATATTCAATTATTAGGTCAGGACCATCTATTGATGTTAACATTTCATCATGCGAGTGTGTTTTATCAAGGAGATAATTAGATAATAAAATCGGTATTAATTTAGGGATGGAAAGATTCACTTCTTCTTTATTTACGCTCCAGGGAAGGATATACACTACATCTAAGTATTTTTCTTCTTGGGAGTACCAACGGGATTCACTATGTCCTAATATAGATATATAAATGTGCCCCTCTTTATTGAATTGGTAGCAGTATTCATTGGCACGAATAGCTTCTCTGTATTCTGCTGTTTCGTAATCATATTTACTTTCAAGTTTTTTGATTCCATTCAAGAACATGAATTTTTCGTAGTCAAATACCCATTGATATTTAAATTTTAATGCTGGGCCAAGACCAATATTCAATATTGGTAGGGAGCAATTGATGTTCTTTAACAGAACGTTAAAAGCAATGTTATTTACTATTTTTGTTTTATCTAACTTTATTTTTACATCTTTAGTGATTATCTGGACTTTATTCGAGATTTTTCTTTGAATAATGGATTGTCTAATGGCTAAGTACGCAGCAACTGCTGAAAATGCACTTGCTGCCAAGCCACCATATCCGAGCCAAGCTGGTTCTGCCATAAAGAAGTGTTCCTGCCTTGTTATAAGGCAGGAATTATTTCTCAATTCTTAACTTTGTTCAAGGTTGTGATTTAAGTGTTGTTATCATACTCTTTCAGATAGCGTCCGTAATGACGGAAGAGCATCTCAGGCCCTTTGTGGCCCATTTGGCCGGCTAGCCAGAAAAGGTTTACGCCGCGGCTGATCAGGCGTGTGGCGAAGGTGTGCCGAGTCTGATAAGGATTACGGTACCTGATCCCGGCTTTTCGTAACGTCGGTACCCAGGCTTTTTTCCTTATGGCATCCGCGCTGGCCCATGGTTTGTTTGTCTTGGGATCCTCAAAGACACAGCCATCCTTCATGAAGGTAAATGGCTTTTGTTCTTTTAGAGCAACCATCGCTTCCTCGGTTAATTCTACCTTGCGTATGCCCGCCTTCGTTTCAGAACAGTGCTCTGCAGAGACTGCATTCTGATCAATACGGTGTTTCTGTATAGCCAGCTGCAGGCGGTGCTCTACCAGCTCGTTTGCCTGATCGATGATGTCTGAACTCATACGGCACGCTCCTGGCGAAGTAACGCATCATGCAGTGCCATAGCACCCGCTTCACGGAGTGAAGCATCTCATAACTGATGCCGTGCAAGTCCATGATGCAATCCCTATCGAGGCACTCCGTACAATCGTTGAGTGCGGATTTGATAGCGTGGGCACGCACTTCATCCAGTACAGCGTCGGTCACATTGCCTGAATGGTCTGGGTCGGTGAACTCGATAAGGACTTCATTTCCTCTCTGAAGAAGTTCTTCATCAGATGCATTGGGGAGTTCATCAGCAGTATTAAGGTGCCCATGATTATACCCAGCTGAATAAACCTGCCCTGCAGCCCATCGCACCGCCTGAACTTCCGCAGCCAGCGCAGCTACTAGACGTTAATGTGCCAGTACGTGTGGGAACAGTTTCAGCGTCAGCATAGTGGCAAAAAAATCCAGGATCGTGTCACTAAAAAACTGGTAGGGCTTGTCTGGCTGGCGGCGCAAGAGGTTGCTGTCTCACGTAATAACAATACCTATCAGGAGTATGCTGGTGCAGCTTTGGCGCGCATGGTAAGCGTTGAGCGTTCAACCTGGCTTAGAGTGTATTCAGGCCACTGGACGGCGTTCAAAACGTCGTTTGCTGAAATGGACAGTCAGGCACTAAGCGAAATTTTGACACGATATGAAGAGTATCAAGAAATGAAAGTGGCAGAAATGTGAGGTAAATTTCACTAACTTCTTCTATCAGGCTTGCAAAATGCAACAAAATGAGTCATATTTGTTTGTGATCATATAAAATGCCGTTATTATAATCAACCTCGCAATTGCGAGGTTTTTTGCTATGATAGCTTCCATTTACAGGAGAGCAGATCATGGATCTGATTCATTTATTAGAAATTTTAAGTCCAGCTAAAAATATATTAACGGTAAAAGTTGATAATGCTAAATCAACAATTGATACTATATCTCAGTTATTGGTGGCAGCTTCTCCTGTAGCTGTTGGGCTGTTAGCAATGTGGCTTTCACACCGACAATTCAACAAAAATTTATCGCAGCAATCGTCACAGTTTAACTTGAGTATTAAAAATCAATTAAATGCATTAAGATTAAATACTCGGTTGGTAACTGAAATAGAATTGAAAAAAGAGACTTGCAAAGAAGTGCGGTCAGCTTGCGTTGACTTTTTGGAACATGCTTATGCTTTTTATACAAATAAATATTTATATAATTCCTATCAAAAAATTTCATTAGAAAACCGAGAAGCAAATCATAGACAATTGATCGATGATGCTTTCAATGCGTCTGTAGAGTTTGGTGTGAAACTTTCGTCCTCTCGTTGTTATTTAGGTACTTTTCTTGATCTCGATAAAGACAAGGATTTTATAAATAAAATAAACCATGTCTTTGATATAGCAAATAGTGACTACTCAAGCGAACTTCCAAAAAAATTTGGAGATGCAAGAAGGCAATGTCTTGATATGTGTCGCCTGTATATATCTTCTATTCATCAAGAAGTAATAAACTTGTCTGAAAATTTAGAGTCTAATTCATAAAGTTTTAGCTATAAAGGTCTCATGTGAGGCCTCACTTCTGTGAACAGGGCGACTAAAGGATGTTTTATCAACAATATTGTCATAAGTTCATGCATTCAGATCACAAGCTAACCAAAGCTCACTGCGTTAGCGCAAAAATCTAGTGAGCCTATTAGTTTTACGCTTATTATCTATGGATAATACTTTGAATATAATCAGCAGTGAATGAGTTAACTAATTAGCCGCTTAGAAAGTGTGTTGTATTCTCTCGCAAATTATTCTAGAGGAGTTGAGATTATAAGAGGGGGTAATGTACGCTCCTGTTTATGGCACTATTTTAACGACAGATAGTCTTTTCTTCACCCACTTGAGCACAAAAAAGTGCGGAGAACGACATCACTCCTCTCCGCAATAATAACACCATCCCATGCCCGCTTGTCTTTCTTTTATCCACAAAGAGGTAAAGTCATGACTTAGTGCAAATGGTAACATCTAAAAACTATTTGAAAAGTTAATTATTTTTTCATTGGTTAGCTCTTCTTAAGGATTGTTTAATTTATTGCACTCCTAAGGAGAAAAAAGCTCCGGAAAGTATCAAATATCCCAAGGTTGCCGTTTGGCGGCCTTTTTTATTTCTAGTAACAGCACCCGCAATAAGCGAGGTGAGAGACCATGAAAATGAATGATTCAGGGAACATCTTCACGCAATTCTTTGCGTGGGTAGCAGCTCTGGCTTCTGCCATTGGATTTACCACTCAGGATCTGGTGTTCATGTTCTTTGGCGCTGCTGGTTTGCTTATCTCGCTTGCCTCCTACATCAACGGGCGTGTAGATGCACACCGCAGGCGTAAAGAGGATGAGAAGCGAACAAAAATGGTCAATGACTACCTGAAAGGCGTTGGTGACAAACCGCTTCACGAACGTCCTGCAGCTGCAAGCGTGGTCGTAGAGGCATTACAAAAGGAAGGTGAGTGATGGGAACCAGAGCAAAATTGAGTGCTACTGTTCTGGGATTGGTTCTCGCTGGTGCGCCGGCATCCGTCATTCTCGATCAGTTTCTGAATGAGAAAGAGGGTAACAGCCTCACGGCGTACAAAGATGGCGGTGGTATCTGGACTATTTGCCGCGGCGCCACGATGGTTGATGGTAAACCGGTTGTGCAGGGCATGAAATTGACACAGGCGAAATGCAATCAGGTGAACGCCATCGAACGCAATAAGGCTCTGGCGTGGGTTAACCGTAATATTACGGTACCGCTTACCGAACCGCAGAAGGCGGGGATCGCATCTTTCTGCCCGTACAACCTCGGGCCGGGTAAATGCTTCCCTTCTACGTTCTACAAGCGCATCAATGCCGGTGACCGCCACGGGGCATGCGAGGCGATTCGCTGGTGGATTAGAGACGGTGGTCGCGACTGCCGCCTGACTAAAGGCCAGAAGAATGGCTGCTATGGTCAGGTTGTACGCCGGGATCAGGAAAGCGCACTGACCTGCTGGGGGATAGACCAGTGAAAATTAATCTCTTCCCTTTCCTAGTCGTAGTTATTGCAGGTCTGTCTGTCGCACTCGTTAAAAGTTGTTCAGACGCCAGCAGCCTGCAGAGTGATAACGACGTTCTTAGAAGTGACAACACTTTGCAGGGGCAGGTGATCGCTACGCAGGCATTCAAATTTAATCGGTTCAATCAGGTAGCCGAACATGCCAACAGGCTTAACTCCCTGATAGACACCAGCACCGAAGAAACCGTAATTGAATACCGGGAGATTCTCCGCCGTGAAAAAACCTGTGATCTGCCTGTTCCTGCTGACATTGCTGGTGGGGTGCTCGAATACGCGTACCGTTTACGTTCCAGCGCATTGCACCCCGATACCGACAGAACTGACTCAGCCAATGATCGTTCCGCTGCCGCCAGTTCAATGACGTACTGCCAGGCGGTTTTGTGGATTAAACCGCTGTTGGCAATAATAGAAAAGGGCAACAATAAATTTGCTGCCATAAGGCAGATAGAGGTTGAAAGGACAAAATAAAAATAATTTCCCTTAAGATAATTAAATGTGCTGAAAAAGATTTTAACACACACTCTAAATTAGAGCTGGATAGCGAATTGTCGGTATCAATCAACTCAGTAAAAGTGAAACGAGCACGGTCAACCTCTATGAGATTTTCTCACTACTTGATATCCTATATCCACATATCAATAAATAGGATAACCAAATGCGAACTCTTTACGATATCGTTGACAAAAACGAAGTTCCCCTCTTTATGGGGAAGATGTTTCAATACAGTGGCATTAAGAATATGGATTACGGAATCTTGGAGGGGTATTCGAAGACAGATCCTGATAGTTTGACTTTTCAAAATAAAGGAAAACATCATGCTAATGATATTAAATGGAGAATAAAAGACAGTAATGGTGTTTATAAAATTAATGCTGAATTACTCTTGATAGGAATCTGAGATATTTGAAATTTTACCACTAACATCATAATGAAATAGCCATCATCAATGGTGGTGACCTTCACCCCTTTCTGAAAACCTCTCGCATTGAAATGTAAAGCATTATCATCTGTTGGGTCCTCCCGGAAGGGAGGCCTACCACGGGGCGGCGCGCTCGCGGGAAACGGCTAGTTTTTCGGATCCAGGGCCATCATCATCATGTGCGCAGGTCTTTGATTTAATTAGAGGCCATTTTCGCAAGATGTCGAATTGGTCAAAAAGTGTTCACCATCATGGACCAGGAAATTGCCACTTTAAAACTCAATATCAACCAGCTGGCAGGGATAACCGGCGTACACCGTCAGACGGTTGCCGCGAGACTGAAAAATGTTGAACCTGCTCCAGGCAGCAACAGCAAGTTAAAGCTCTATCTGGTGACCGACATTCTGACCGAATTGATGATCCCTACCGTTTCGGCCAACATCGATGATCTGCCCCCCTCTGACAGGCTGTCCCACTGGAAAGCAGAGAATGAGAGGCTGAAGTTCGAACAGGATACGGGGCAGTTAATACCTGCAGATGAAGTGGCGCGAGAATTCTCATTGATGGCGAAAGCCGTCGTCATGGTACTTGAAACCCTCCCGGATGTGCTCGAGCGCGACTGTGCTCTAACGCCTGCTGCGGTAGTTCGTGTGCAAAGCGTTATCGATGATCTGCGCGACCAGATGGCGGAGAGGGTGCAGGACGCTGAAAAAGAGGAGGAAGAGCCTGAGGAGGACTGATGGCAAAGCGGGCATACAAACGGATATAATAATGGTTCTGGCTTCGAACTAACTACGGGCCTTGGCGCTGTTGGAACTGGTAATGCTTCATGGCCTCAGACTGTATTGATGCAGGCGGCAAATAACGGTGATTACGGTGCCAGAATCTGGATATTCTCAATGTCTACAGGTGACTTAGTCTGCAACGGATCCGGGAACCAGGGCGGTTCCTATTCTTTCACAAAATCCGCAATATCAGACAGAGCGCTAAAGGATGATATCCAATTCAACGACGGCTTACAGTCCTATGAGAATGTAAAAAAATTCCTGCCATGTAACTTTATCTATAAGGATGATACGGAAGGGCGTATCCGACGTGGGGTGATCGCCCAGGACATCCGGGAGATTGATGAAGAATATGTGAAGGAGATTCCAAACTACTTCGACGATACAAGCACGCTGGCACTCGATACCAATGTGCTTTTGCTTGATACGATGCTGGCGCTCCAGTACACCATTAAGCAGCTGGAAGAGACTCAGAAAGAACTTGCTGAGCTAAAAAATAGTTTTGGGCGTTCATAATGAGAAAACAACCACAAATGGTATGTAAGAATGGGGGGCGACAGAAATCTGTTCACATGGGTACATAGCCAAAAAAATTTACAAAAGACATAATTCGAAGCGACATAGAAACTTAGAAACGAAACGGCGAAGCTTTAAACAGTCAGGATAGGTCCTCTGTCTTGCATGCATACCTAAATGAAACTACTGTATATAAAAGCAGTATTTAAGGTATGCAATATGGAATTCATCAGGCCAACAGAACTGAGAGAAATTATCGCTCTCCCGCTTTTCAGTGACTTAGTGCAGTGTGGTTTCCCAAGCCCCGCGGCTGATTATGTTGAACAGCGCATCGATCTCAATGAGTTGCTTGTCGCCCACCCGAGTTCAACGTATTTCGTCAAAGCCGCGGGTGATTCTATGATCGAAGCCGGGATCAGTGACGGTGACCTGCTGGTGGTGGACAGCTCTAGGACTGCTGAGCATGGTGACATTGTCATCGCTGCGGTGGAAGGGGAGTTCACTGTTAAACGCCTGCAGCTGCGCCCGACCGTGCAACTAAATCCTATGAACAGCGCCTACAGCCCGATTGTTGTTGGCAGCGAAGACACGCTGGACGTTTTCGGCGTCGTAACTTTCATCGTTAAATCTGCGAGCTGAATATGTTTGCTCTCTGTGATGTGAATTCATTCTATGCATCATGCGAGACGGTGTTCAGGCCAGATCTGAGAGGGCGCCCGGTAGTCGTCCTGTCGAACAATGACGGCTGTGTGATCGCGCGCAGCGCTGAGGCCAAGGCCGCTGGAATTACCATGGGCGAGCCTTTCTTTAAGCAAAAGGATTTATTCCGGCGCGCTGGCGTTGTTTGCTTCAGCAGCAATTACGAGCTTTACGCTGACATGTCGAACCGGGTAATGACGACGCTGGAGGAAATGAGCCCTCGCGTCGAAATTTACAGCATTGACGAAGCTTTTTGCGACCTGACAGGCGTTAGGAACTGCCGGGACCTGACTGACTTCGGCAAAGAGATCCGCGCGACAGTTCTGAAGCGGACTCACCTCACCGTCGGGGTTGGGATTGCTCAGACCAAAACACTGGCAAAGCTGGCAAACCACGCCGCCAAGAAATGGCAGCGCCAGACTGGCGGGGTGGTTGATTTGTCCAATATCGATCGCCAGCGCCGACTCCTTACCATGGTACCCGTTGAGGACGTATGGGGCGTCGGCAGGCGCATCAGTAAGAAGCTGAACGCTATGGGCATAAAAACGGCTCTGGACCTCTCAGAACAAAGCACCTGGATTATCCGTAAACACTTTAACGTGGTACTCGAGCGAACGGTTCGAGAGTTGCGCGGCGAGCCTTGTCTTGAACTGGAGGAGTTTGCGCCGGCAAAGCAGGAAATCGTCTGTAGTCGGTCGTTCGGCGAACGCGTCACCGAGTACGAACAGATGCGCCAGGCTATTTGCAGCTATGCGGCACGTGGCGCCGAAAAGCTTCGTGGTGAGCATCAGTATTGCCGCTTTATTTCTGCATTCGTGAAAACCTCTCCCTTTGCGCTTAACGAGCCGTATTACGGTAATAGCGCGTCAATGAAGCTTCTTACCCCAACACAAGATTCCCGAGACATCATTAACGCAGCTGTAAAGTGCCTGGACAAAATCTGGAAGGATGGCCACCGATACCAGAAGGCAGGAATCATGCTTGGGGATTTTTTCAGCCAGGGGGTGGCCCAGCTCAACCTGTTCGATGAGAACGCGCCGCGGGCTGGTAGTGATAAACTGATGGAGGTTCTGGATCAACTCAATGCCAGAGACGGCAGAGGGACACTGTATTTCGCAGGGCAGGGCATTCAGCAGCAATGGCAGATGAAGCGTGAAATGTTGTCACCGCGATACACCACACGGATATCAGATGTTTTAAAGGTACAAATCCGTTAATTTTTTCTTTTTGTTCGGGTATAATTTAAAAATCTTCTATCTTATATTATCGGGAAAAAAATGAGTGAATCATTAAAGGATGAAAGTAATTCGATGCCTGGAGTTTCGGGTTTGAATAAAGAGTTGAAGGATGTTGGGGGTTCAAATTGTGATGAACTAAAAAACGAAAATATATCTAAAGTTGAAAATTTGGATGAGTCAGTAGCACAAGCAAAACGCAAAAAAAAACTTGATGCATATTTCATTTCAACATTAGTGATTTATAGCGGTGCTGGTTTTATTTATGCGAATATTGCAGGGGTTTCACTTTCATTTCTTTTCGGTTATTATTGGCCGTCAATGCTTGGCGCATTAATGATGGTTCTTGGTGCTTATTATTTACTGAGAAGGACCGTTTCGCTTTCAAATAATTCCAAGAAAAAAGATTTCGTGGATGTTGATTATAAATATACGGAATTTACAAGCGATGGAAAAATTGACGGTAAATCATATGCTGATTTGAAAAAAATAACTACAGAATTAGCCGTGAAACTGAAAGGGGCCAAAAACAGAACGCAAGAAAAACGTGATAATGTAGAGAGCATCTTAAAGCAAACAATTACAACATTAGAGCAAAAAGCGAATGCCGCAGATGAAAAAGCTTCATTGTTACTTCAGCGAGGTGTATCGTACACTAAGTTCGGTATTGGTTATTACTTGCTGTCTATATTGATTTGGCAGGCTATGTTTCTATACTATGGATTTAGGAAAGAATACTTGTATGGGATATTATCTTGCTCTTTCTTATTTCTATTTATAGAGTTTTTAAGTGCTTGGTTTTTAAAGCAATACAAAAACTTCACTGATAATTCAGTCTATTTGCTTAAAATAAAATCTTTCTTTGATAGGTTTTTGATAGTCTATTCAATTGAATCAAAGGAAGGTGATAATGCAAGTGATATTAGAAATTCTTATGAAAAAACAATAGCGTTATTAAGCAAGGATTTGATATGGCCCGACGTGTCGGTTATTGAAAGTAAAGAGGCATCTTTTGCTAAAGACACAATTTCTAGCATTTCTGATTTGATAAATGCAGTAAACAAAAAAGAAGAAAAAGATAAAGAAAAGTCTAATTAGAATCATGATTGATAGGACCTATCAAATTTTGACTTTGATTTTTTGGATTACCAATGGCATGTGACACTGCGTGCCATATAAACTTGTCGGAAGGCACTGCGCCGACGACTGCTATCTCTTCAGCTTCTTTCCCGCCTATATCCTCACGCATCCACTCGCGAGCTGCTTCCGGTGACAGAACCAGTGGCCGTCGATCGTGAATATCGACCAGACCTTTATCAGCTGCAGACGTCACGATGAGAAAACCTTCAGCATCGTCTCCACGCTCAAATGGTGTGCTGCCGATCGCTGCCATAAAGATGGGCTGACCGTCTGCCCGGTGAATGAAATATGGCTGCTTCTTGTCGACTTCCTTCTTCCACTCGAACCATCCATCAGCAAAGCAGATTGCCCGGCCATGCTGCCAGAGAGGCTTGAACATCCTGCTGGTGGCAGCCGTCTCGACGCGTGCGTTTATCAATGGTGCTTTATCCCACCACCCGGGCGCGTAAGACCACAGGACAGGATCAAGATGCAGTTTCTCGTCGCGTTCGCTCAGCAGCAGAACCTTAGTGCCGGGCGCGACGTTGTACCGTCCAATCGGCTCTGGGTCATATGCGATGTCACGATCGCCTTCGTCGACGAGATAAGCCAGATACTCTTCACGGGTTTGTGCTTGAGAAAAGCGTCCACACATAGAAACCTCCAGTCAAAGTTATAACTGAAAGTATAAGGCAGGGAGAAAAAACAGGTGCGCACCGAAACTTTATGATTTTGAAACAGGGTCATAATGAAGGAAGTCAGCGAGATGGTAAAGCGATGCATTGCGAAACTGGAAGGATCTACGCAAAGTTTCGAAAATAGTGTAAACAGAAAATCTGACCCGGTAGTGGGTCCGGGGTTGCTGTGATGACATTAGGTTAATTCATTCATTTGTAAGCCACATATCAGACTCTTCAAACATTTCCTCCAGCATACGGTTCAACTTTTCACGGTCGCTTTTGCTGGCATCACTATTCAATCCGTTAGCCTGCATAGGTTTAACCTTCACTTCAGCATCAGGGAATATGTGATGAACTCGCCTCGTTAGCTCAGCCAGAATAATTTCTCTGGCTCCATCCAAGCCTTGGACATTTCGCTTATCGTAAACCAACTCAACAAACATAACAGTCTCCTTAATCTGTTTAGAGGAGGTTATATTTTTACTGTAAAAATATACAGTGTCAAGGCGAGTAAAACGATTTAAAGGATGGGATTTTTTCGTCCGATTGAACAGAAAGTACGGGCAATTATTCCCCTGTTTTTCCCCAATGTTTCCCCGTATAAAAATATCAATAAAAAAACCAGCCATAAGAGGCTGGTTTTCAATGTGTTTTTGGTCGGCACGAGAGGATTTGAACCTCCGCCCCCCGACACCCCATGTCAGTTATGGTAGGTTGTAGTATTTTTTCAGAGCCGCGATTGCTACCTGAGTTGCAGCAGCTATTCCTATTCCCAAAGTCCCATTAGCAGCTTTACTCGCAATATTGGCCAGCCATTTACTAACAGATTGTCCATATTCCCCACGTTTGTTAGCTATTGGGCCATCTTCATCAATAGCAATTTCTAAATCGTCAACATCTGATTTAGAGAATCCCTGAGTTGAGAGATACTCTCTTAATGACTCAATGTCGTTTTTTACGACGTTGTTACTTACGGAGAATGAGTTTTCATTTCCGAAGTTTATGACGGTATTGTCGCCAAAGATTGAGTTATTGAACAATGAAGACGTATCGATATTTTTAAGTTTTTCTGTCATGTTTTTTTCGTCAGAAATTTCAGAAACTTGATCAGAAAGCTCAAGTATGAAATCCAGCAGACGTGATCTGACCTGAGTTAATATGGAAGTGAAGTTATGTAGTGCAATTTCTTTATAACAGCGTGTTAACTCATAGCCTTTATCGATACCTTTGCAATATTTAACCAACGCTAAATCCAAAGGAATTGGCTGCTGAAGAGTTTTGCTATCACCGGCGTTGGTTACCAAGTCTTCAATTTGACTGATAGAAATCCGGACTTCACTGGTTGTAGCGTCGTCATAGTCATCTTCATTTAGATAACCAATAGGTAACGGATAAGCACTGTAAAGACGAACGCTATTGTTCAGGTCTGCAAGAATTCTTGCGCCAACAATTCTATAATCGGGAAGGGTAACTGAATCAGGATAGCCATTAATTTCATGGTTTACCCATGCCGCAAGCTCCTTTTTCCCTATAGAGAAGAGCAGGATCTTCGTTTTTATGAGAGCATTAGTCGTGCCTTCATCACCAGAACTAAGAATCTGAATGATTTCTTGCAGTTGATTCATATGTCTTATCCCATAAAAAAGCCCGCGTTAGCGGGCTTCTGTGTAACTAAAGAGCCGCGGCTCCTTTGCGTATCCTTTTTTGTCTCATCACCGTCTGGTCGGTGTCCTGCCGAGACTGCTAACTTCCTGTTTTTACTAGTGCTGTCCTGGCACTGTCCAATCATGATTGGTGGAGCTGGCGGGAGTTGAACCCGCGTCCGAAATTTCTACATCCTCGGTACTACATGCTTAGTTTGTCTTTACATTCGCACGCCAGCTGCGGACAGACACGCCACTAACGAACTAGCCTGATTAGTTTTAACGCTTCAACCCCAGGCAGGGCTTCCACGCGATCTCTTTTGGGTTTGACCTCTCTTTGATCCCCGTCTTAAGAGCGGAAGCTAGGGAGAGAGGGCTCAGAGCAGGTTATTAAGCTGCTAAAGCGTAGTTTTCGTCGTTTGCGACTATTTTTTTGCGGCTTTTAACGAGGCAAACCGCCCCTCGGCATGCACCTTGGGTTTCGCAAATCCCGTCGAATCCAGAATCAGCCCCAATAGTGTTGAACTAAGTATACCAGATTTCACTTCCTGGATACCAGCCCGGAACGCTAACTTATTGAATAGTACAATAAGTGTGCAGAATCAACGTCCTGCGTTTTTCATGATGCGCGCTTTGTCGAGCTGCCACTCACGCTCTTTCAGGTCTGTACGTTTGTCGTGCTGTTTTTTACCCTTCGCGACGCCAACTTTCACTTTGCACCAGGCGTTTTTCCAGTACAGCGACAGGGCGACCACGGTGAAACCTTCACGGTTGATGCGTCCGTAGAGGGATTCCAGCTCACGCTTGTTCAGCAGCAGCTTACGGGTTCGCGTAGGGTCACACACGTAGTGTGAAGAGGCGACGGTCAGCGGCGTAAAGTTCGCGCCGAACAGGAAGGCTTCGCCATCTTTCAGGATCACGTAGCTATCGCCGATGTTGGCTTTCCCGGCGCGCAGCGATTTTACTTCCCAGCCCTGCAACGCAAGGCCAGCTTCGAATTCTTCTTCAATGAAATACTCGTGGCGAGCACGCTTGTTGAGCGCAATGGTCGCCGAGCCTGGTTTATGTGCTTTTTTCTTCGTCAT